TGAAAGCCTCAATGCGTTGCATTGCTCTTTTATTCTCTACGAATTGTTTATAGTCTGTTAAGTCCATTACTTAGTCACATACCAATCTGTCCATGTAGGAAATTGCTCAGGGTCACTATCATAGTAGTACCGCTCAATGTTTTGTTCGCAATCTTGGCAGAATGTGAATTGCTCATCTCCTACTGAGGAGATAGCGGAAAGCATAGGGTTATGCTCATGTGTTTTTGTTAATGTAGTCATAGTGACCACCTTTCTTTAGCGGATTTCTTTACCGCTTGTGTTTCTTTATACTGTAAGTATAGCAGGGGGGTCTGACAAATTGGAGGGGACAAATGGTATCAATTCGGACATTGTGAGGTGTATCACATGAGAGGTAGGTCACATTGTTCGGGGGAATTATAACGATTACGTAACAATAACAGTATTATCGGTGTGTCGATTTGACAGGCGCTCAAAAAATGTGGCGCTTGGACAATGTGACGGACATCACATGCGACACGCCGTGTCAGGACTTGACTTTTTGACATTTCTTTGCTATACTTGCAGTATACAAAATAAAGAAAGGTGTTCAAGATGAATACACTAAACAGAATACTAGCAGAGCAGACAGTTGCTCGCCATGAAGCCCATGAGAAGGCTATGGCTAAATCCCCATGGATTAGAGAGAGTGTGCAAGCCTATCGCACATCTACACCAGAACAATTAGCGCAGGTTGAGGCTATCCTACGCAAGAGAGGTCAAATCAAATGATTACACTACTATGTCGCTTGTGCGATACAAAAATGTCAAGCGATAACTTTGCTAGTGATGATGTCATCACCTGCCCTAGTTGTTGGAAAGATTAGGGCGTACGACTCTAAGATCTTAGAGGGTACTAGTGTGCTCACTAATTAAAGCACATTTTTTGTACAGATATATGTATCATACACGTATAGAAAATATTCAGATTTTGGTCAAACCCCAAATACAAAATTTTTCAGATTTTCACGGGATATGATAGAATACATCTATGGCTATACTAAACAACCTAGATAACGACAAACCACTATTTGAGACAGAATCCACATCTCTGGCTGTAAAGGTTTTTTCAGAAACCTGTTGCAATGGATGTTCTTGCAAATCTGAATCAGATCACAAACCAGAATAAAAGGTTTTATATTATAACTATTTGTTATATATAAAATTCAACGGTATATAAAACCTACCATTTTCCAACGGGACACTTAGCATTTTGCAACATAGACTTAGCAGCCATAAAACAACCACACTTCTGGCATGTTTGTGTCCTTGGTCTAAAGAACTCACAGCCTTTACAAATATCTAGTCGCCCTGATGCTACCTCTTCTGGCGATCTGGGAGATCCATTAAATAAGTCCCATGGCTTTACGTCAGGAACATTCGTTTCATCGCTCATATATTCTATTATAGCCTATAAGGATATATTAATCCAGTGTTTGACAATGTTAGAGTATGTTACTCATATGTTGTCAGGGGGAGGTTTGTATACTCTATTTTCGGCTTAATTCGTATCCCGCCGAATTTAAAATAAATATAATGTATAATAGTGTTATTATGACAGCAACTGACTGGGCTCAATTTATTCTCGCTTTGCTTTCAATTGGCGCAATTATAATTGGTGCGATTCGCTGGTACATAAAAATTCAAGTTAAACCTATCGTCGATGCCGTAGAAGATATCCGCGCCGAAACTAAAACTAACGGCGGAACCAGTATGCGTGATGAAATTAAATCGATTAAACTTGAGCAAGAAAGCGCTAGAGAAAAGCGTAAGGCAACTAGTGATAAACTTGATCATATGTACGAAGTATTATTAGACTTTGTTTCTCGTTCTAAATAACTACTATATATAAACTATCTTTTAAAAACCTTAACTATAGTATATTCTTTTCTTATATATATTTAGTATACACTATTCAATACCTGGCTAAAATAGACTTATAGTTACAAAACGGACATATAGGATTATAACGATTTGATAACTCTTTTATATACCTGGTGTTATACGCTTAATTATGGCATATATAACTTTTTGTTATAAACCTTTATTTACTGGTATAAATTAATGTTATAATGTGAGGGCTGGCACTCTAGGTTGCTACCCCCACCCTACGGCGCCTAGGGTGTCCAGTTATGAATTATGGTATAATCAATATTATGTGTACTCCTACAACCGAAAAACTTGGTGCCACACCAGCCAACATTCAATGGAACGTTGTTCGTGGAGATACAGCAACACTTAAAATAGAGTTTTTTGAAGACGATGAGGTTACACTTTATGATACTTCTGGTTGGACCTTTGAGGCAACTTCTTATGATCCATTATCGGATGTTTTAGATTTATTAACGATAGAGTCCTATGAAGACGGCGTTATTTATATTATTGCAAAAGGAGAAATTACAAAAAATTGGGGCGGAACAAAATACAAACCAGTTGTTGCAGAGTTAAGATTTGATCTTCAAGCCACAATTCCTGGAGATGGTGTATCTGGTGGCGGAGGAGATGAAGTTACTCAGTGGACACCAGTTATTGGAACAATTTGTGTAATAGGTGATGTAAGCGGTACGTTATGATAGTTATAGTAACTCCCGCTCAAGTAAATATTCCTCCTGTAATTAAAGTTGGAACTAAGGTTTACAGAACACAGTCAAAGTAATAAGGCAATCTATGGCACAAAGCATGGATTCCCCGCAACCCCTTAAAAGAAAAGGGTATTCTCAAGCAATTCAAGAATCAGAGTTACAACAACCTCCAGATTTAAGAGAGTATATACCCGTTCCTGGACTAACTGGCGAAAGAGGTGAAAAAGGACTCAAAGGTGATCCAGGAGAAAAGGGCGAAGCTGGTCCGCAAGGTCCAAAAGGCGATGTAGGTAAGGCTGGCCCACAGGGACCTCGTGGTGAGCCAGGAAAGAGCACATGGGGCCAAGATATAGGACCTGGGAAGTATCTAGGGTGGGTACATTATAAAAATAAAAAAGATTTATCAACAAGGCTTGGTCCAGAAAAAGGAAATGATGGCTGGGTCTTTCCTAACTTTGAATTAGATGTAAATGGGTCAAACAGTGAGCATATGCTAGATGAGCATAACTCTTTAATCTTGCCAGATTCCAACATGTTAAGTTTTAGATCTTTAAAAATTGGGGCAAAAATAGATATAAGGTATGACTTTGATATTACAACTTATTCAAACTATACAGAGTTATGGGTAAGACTTTTTAGTGAAAAATATGAAAACTTTCCAACCTCATATGTGGCAAACTTTAAGTATCAGTATTCATATGATATGTCATTCTTTCAAACCCTATATCTAGATACCTCAAAAATCAAAAACTCTGTCATCAGACCTGAGTTTAGAACAGATGCTGAAAGTTCTTTAGTTTTAAAAAGCATGTATATAAGCGTGTCTTAGTGGTATAATAAAGTTAGGAGGAATAATGGCATTTCCAGGCACATATAATTTTAGTTACTACCGTGGTGATACGTATCAATTTGTCATCCGTCCAAAAAACGCAAATGGAACAACTTTTTCCCTTGATGACTATTCTGGCAACGCAGACTTTACAATAGCAAATCAACGTGGTAGTGCTGGAACTCAGATCAACGCAACTGCAACGGTAAATACAACAACAGATATTGTAACTTGTACCATTACTGGAGCACAAGGTAGAGATCTTGTTGCTGGAACAACATATGTTTATGATGTTCAAATTGATAATGGAGCAGGTGTTATTTTTACACTTTTAACAGGATCTATTACAGTAACAGATGACGTAACTGGAGCGGTTTAATGCCAGACGTAGTATTATCCAATGATGACTTAACTGTTTTATCTGGACCAGAAGTAATTGAACTTCTTGTTGACATTGGTCCAACTGGAACTCGTGGTAGCAAGGTTTTTGTCGGTGTTGGAAATCCAAACTCAGTTAGCCTATCAACCAAAATATTAAACGACCTATATATTAACTCCGCTCCTGGATCAGACTATGGATATTTATATCAATACGTTTCAGAACCTGGTGGAGATACTTGGGTAGAGGTTTTAAAGATTAGTCCCTCAATTTATTCAAAAAATCATACTGTAACTTTTGCATCGGGAACAAGTGCAGATTCTGGAAGCGGAACAATAGTTGTACCAATAACAGATATAACAGCAGTTACTGGTTTGGATGCAGACAACTTTAGTGTTCAGTATTCTATCGTTAATTCAAACCCTTTGGCCTCTAGTCTTGCATCGGTGACAATTTCTTCAACAAACCTAGTAATAAACCTTCAAGCCTCAGAGTATGACGGCACATGGGGAGCCTTTGATGCAGAGGTTTTAGTCCATCTATTTATTTCGGTTGTGATATAATGAATGAGGTGAAATGACATGGCATCTGAATCGATTGGCGCACTTTATCCCACACAAATACCTGGGTATGCAGACAATGCTGACATTCAAGAGGCATTTAGACTCTATCATTACGGATCTTCAGCATACAACACAGCAAATGCAAACACAGCAAGTCTTGTAAACCCATCCGTTGCTTATACTTTAAATAGCCTACAAGAACAAATTAGTTCTGCTGCTGGCTCAATAGCAACTTCTTTTGTAAATGCAAAGGGAGATTTAATTACTGCATCTGCAAATGATACTCCATTAATTTTAAGTGTTGGAAGCAATGGAAGAATTTTAAGTGCTAATAGCGCAACCGCAAGTGGTTTAGAATGGATTACCACATCAGGTATAACTTCTGTTGGAATTTTATCATCTTTAGCAGTAACTGCAAACGTTGTTTATCATATTGATACAAATGCACAGGCTGCATCTTATACTTTGGTTTTAGCAGATGATGGAAAAATAGTAGAGATTGGCTCTGCATCTGCAAATACTTTAACAGTTCCTACAAATGCTTCTGTAGCATTTCCAGTAGGAACACAAATTACTGTAATTCAGACTGGTGCAGGACAAACCACAATTACTCCAGTTTCTGGAACTGTAACAATTAATGCAACTCCAGGATTAAAACTTCGTACACAGTGGTCATCTTGTGTGCTTATTAAACGAGCAACAAACACTTGGGTAGCACTCGGCGACTTGGTGGCTTAATATGCCAGTCAACAGTGGGTCGCAGTCATCTGCTGGTCGTCAACCAGGAACACCTATAATTGGAAGCGCAACAGCAGGAAATGCAAGTGCTTCTATTGCCTTTACCTCTCCAGACTATACTGGTAAACCAAATACATCTTTAACTTATACCGCAACAACAAATCCAGGATCGGTTATTGGAACAAGTTCTTCTAGCCCAATATCAGTAACTGGATTAACAAATGGTGTTTCCTATACTGCTGTTGTTAAATTAAATAATACCGTTCAAGATTCACTCAACTCTGCAGCAAGCAATTCTTTTACACCAGTTGCACCTCCACCACCGCCACCGCCTCCTCCTCCACCTATTATTGCAGTTACACCACCAATTATTGCTGTAACTCCTCCTCCAATTATTGCAGTTACACCACCAATTATTGCTGTAACTCCTCCTCCAATTATTGCAGTTACTCCTCCAATTATTGCTGTAACTCCTCCTCCAATTATTGCAGTTACACCACCTATCATTGCAGTTACACCTCCAATTATTGCGGTAACCCCACCACCAGCACCTGCCTGTGGAGATGGAAGCCCACAGTGCCCAGGAGACTTTGGTCAATGCGTACCTGGACCATGTGCAGCATAATATGATAAACTTATATATAAACAAGGAGAACACGTGTACGCATGTATAGTAAAAAATAGTCAAGGTACTTGGGATGTTTGGAATTCATTTTCTTATCCTTCTCATCTTGCTGACAGACAAGAAAGGCTTGATGCTGCTTTAACAAGTGGTTTTCCTGTTATTGGAAGAAATTTAACCCAATATGGACCATCAGTTAAAACTGGTGCTATTTGGAACGGTACAGAATTTACTGGAGGAAACTCTTCAGCAATAAAAGAAGAATCAAATACAAGTCTATATTCATATGTTTGTAATAATGTAATTCTTTTGACTTTTTTTGGACAAGCCAATACTGAAATAAATAACATGATGGAAGTAATTTTTTCTGAAGAGGAAGAAACAACAATAATTAAAGTTCCAGAAGGCCAGACCGCTAATAAAGGTGATGTCTGGGATGGTCAAAACATAATTAATCAATAAAAAATAGGGGGGGTGGATGTGTCAAAGTGGGAAGAATGGAAAGAAGCCATGGGAGAAACAAGGCCTTGGCATGTGCTTGATCCAAGTAAATATGTAGAAGATGAAGAATTAGGAAAGACAAGACTTGAAATCTGCAAAGGCTGTCCAGAATTAATTCAATTAACAACAACATGTAAAAAGTGTGGCTGCTTTATGGCAGTAAAAACTAAATTAAAAGCATCAACCTGTCCGATTGGTAAGTGGTAACATGTTTAAGGCAAATATACTACAAGACTTTATTTCAAAAGAAAACCGTGAATATATTATTAATGCTGCTATTACTTCAGACTTATGGGCAAGTGGTGGCTCTGAGTTTTGGGATAATCGTGTAATTAATTATCACAGTATTGGTGAGTATGATAGAAATGCTGCCGCTATTATGTTAGATGTTAACATTCGTTGTGGGCAAAGAATTAAAGAATTGTTTAATATAGAAGAAATCTATTCAGACACTCTTCAAATTATCAGATGGTTTCCAGGTATGGAACAGCCACCTCATGCAGATGACATGAGTAATACAGACATTACTGGATTTGATCACAGAGCATTTGGATCTATTATTTATTTAAATGATGAATATACTGGTGGACATACATATTATCCAAATTTTGATTTTGAAGTAATTCCAAAGGCTGGAGCGTTAGCAATTCATCCAGGAGATCCAGAACATCTTCATGGAGTAACAAAGGTTGAAGATGGAATGAGATATACAATTGCTTCATTTTGGACACAAGACAAAGGAAAAAGTCATGCCTGGCCCATATATTAATGATGACGGGTATGAAGTACCTGAAAATACAATCTTAGTTGTTCCTCATGCAGTTGATCATGATGGATTCTATAAAGAAATATTAAAACCACTTAAAGGCAATCCTAAAAGAGATTGGTTCAATGCTCATTTTTATTATTGCCTACCATTAAGCATTGGAAACCAATATGGGTTTGTTATAGAGTCATTAAGAGATTTTGAAGTAATTTGGGATGGAACAGGAGCAAATCCAGAAATTACTTTCTTAAATGATGACAATAATAATAAACAGGTAATTAAAGGTGGATTTGGTAGTGGAATTATTACTGTTCAAAATATGTTTGCGTTAAAAACTTCTCCAGGAATTAATCTAATGACAATTCAACCACCAAATATGTTTATTCCAGGGTGTGTATCTATGACTGGAGTTATTGAGACTGATCAAATTAAACGTGATTTTACTTTTAACATTAAAGTTACCGTTCCAAATTTAAAGATAACAGTAAAAAAAGGTGATCCACTAGGAGCCTTTATTCCAATCCCAAGACACTTTGTAGATAACTTTGATGCAAGACTTGTTACGGATATTTTTGACAGAGAATTGCATGTTAATGAGGTTCAAGAATCAGTAAGCCTAGGCAACGAAAGAGATACAATAGACAAAACAAAACCCCATCAATCTGGCCGTAGATATTTTAACGGTATAAATTTTGATGGAACACCATATCCCGACCATCAGAAAAGAGTGCCAAAATGAAGCAGCCATTAATCATAAATAACTTCTTGTCAGAAGAAGACTTTAAACAACTACAGGACTATGTAAAAGGATTAGATAAGTTAACATTAGGACATTCTGATCAGTTTAACAGATATGAGTTTGGTGGCTCTGAAATATTAGAGTCATTGCATAAAAAACTAACACCTATAGCCCAGGATTTCTTTGAAAGCAAAAACTTGGTTCCTTCTTTTAATTTTGGATCTTGGTATTATGGACAGGCTTCCTTAGAAAAACATAGAGACGTTGCTCCATGTACTTACAGCATAGACCTTTGTGTATATCAAACTACTCCTTGGGATTTATATGTTGAAGGGGTTCCTTATACTTTGCAGGAAAATGAAGCCCTGCTGTATTATGGAGAAGGCCAAAAGCACTGGAGAGAAGACTTTCCAGATGGTGAAGATAATGTTGTTTGCAATGTTTTCTTTTTCTATGTAGAGCCAGATCACTGGTCAATTACTGAACCTGAAGAAAAACACGATATGATTAGAAGACAGAATGCTATTGAAAGGAACCTATCATGAAAATAGAAGAGAAGTGCAATGGAAATGTTCTTATATTTGAAGATTTCCTAACTTCAGAAGAAGTTCAATTACTAGACTCATTTATGAGAAACTTTGACTACGACAATCTACAAGAGCATGAATTTAAATATTGGGGCAAACGTTTAATTAATGACCACCAAATGAAATTAAATCCTGGCTATGAGAATGTTATGGATGAGGTAATGCCTAGCCTAAATGCTATATTGCAAAGAGTCACAGATGCTTTAAATGAGCATGACTATCAA